TCTAAAGACTACGTACCACAGAACAGGGAGCGAGTATTCATTATCGGACATCTTAGAGGAGAACGTACCAGAAAAGTTTTTCCTTTCAAAAAAAACGACAGAACGTTTACTAAATTACAAGGACAACAAATTTACGCCAATACACTCACAACAAGAATCGAAGCTCAAGGAACAGGAACGTATGTTGTTGAACGTGAACAGCATGAAGAAAAAATAGCAATACCTGTACTAACACCAGATAGACTTGAAAAACGACAAAATGGAAGACGGTTTAAAGGTGATGGTGAAGAAATGTTTACGTTAACTGCACAAGATAAACATGGAGTAGCTATTATTCAGAAATCTCGTGGTTATAACGATGGAGGTATATATAAAGTTGCTCCAACTGTAACATCTAATAGTTGGCATGAAAATAACTTTTTAAAAGACAGTATTCGAATTCGCAAGCTAACACCTCGTGAATGTTGGAGGCTTCAAGGGTTTCCTGACTGGGTGTTTGATAAAGCAAAAGAAGTAAACAGCGATAGTCAATTATATAAGCAAGCAGGAAACAGTGTAACAGTACCAGTCATTGCTGATATTGCCAGTAGATTAGAAAGTGAGTGAAAAAATTGTGACATATCCAAATTTTCAGAAAGAAAGTTCTACGTGTGCTAATTGTGGTAACGCATTGTTTAATGATGGAGAATTTACTAATCAATCATATTTAACAATTAGAGACAATTTTATGATAGTTAATTTTTTCCAGTTTGAAGATGGAACAGACAATATGTTTTGTGATGCAAATTGTCTTGCTAGTTTTCTTTCAGCGGAAGAAGTGGAAATATTAGAAAGCGAGTGGAGAAGATGATTCCAAAATTTAGAGCATATTCAGTAGAAGAAAACATAATGTATTATCCAGATGAAGATAAAAATGTAGAATGGACTATTGATGATGATACAGGATTTATAGCGCCTCTTATCAATCTAGAAAATGGCATGTGGGGAATGATTGATAAATATGTTCTCATGCAATCAACAGGGTTGAAAGACAAGAACGGCGTTGAATTTTTTGAGGGTGATATTGGATGGGATGACCATCAAGAAGTGCACGGACAAGTAATTTTTGAAAATGGTGCATTTAAATACGAGTGGGAAAATATATCTGAGGATTTATTTGAAGCTACCGACGATATTGAGATTGTTGGGAATATCCATGAAAATCCAGAACTATTGGAGGGAAATTAAATGCATGAACTAATAAAAGAAATTGAACGTCAATTAGAAATGGATCGCATTGAAGAAGGAAATATGTCAGCAGAAGATGTTTTATACATCGTAAAAGGGTTTAAAAGACCATATCTAAACGAAAATCAGCAGATTGTGCTTGATTGGTTGAAAGAATCATGCAAATTAAACGGATTACGTGAAGTCATCGAAATTATGGGTTTTCTATCAACTACTGGTGGAAAAATGAAGTATAAGCAAGTAGCTTATGCATATGGTGACTTAAATGATGATGAATTGAAGCATGTCTTACAAGCGTTTAGCCGGTGGGCTATTGAACAGGAGGAAGGATAATGGGAGAAATTGCAGAAATGATGTTGGAAGGTGTCTTATGTGCAAGTTGTGGAGTATTCCTTGATGTAGACGGGAATGGGTATCCTGAATATTGTGAAGATTGCCAAGAACAAATAATCGAGGAGGACCATCGATGATTAAACAAGAATTGATTGGTATTTTAGAAGGTTTAGAAGGTGATTCATTCATCGAAAAGTACAACGAAGGATATGATCAAGCAGTTCGTGACTGTTTGATTGCAGTAAAACAACTTGACGAATCGAAAAAAACTGTATTGCCCAAAAAGGCCGATGACTTTATCAAAGAAGGCGAAGGCCTAGGTTCTGATAAAGTTGATATTATTGATTCAGCAATTTCTTTCGCAAGAGCAATGCCAAATGATGAATTTTCTTTGTGGTTTAAATCGAATAGAAATTTATTTGTTGATGCAGTATCCAACGGCTACGAAGTGGAGAAAGAGCAACTTTATTATGTAGTATTTGATATTTTACATTCACAGAAGTATTTAGTGAAAAACGTTAAGACGAACCAGTTCTATTTGTCTAACAATGAAAAAGTTGTCGGCAACTACGAGCAAGTAAGATTCACTGAACAAGAAATCAAAGATATCGGTCAAGGATATTGGTATTTTAAAAAGAAAGTGGAGGAAGATGAGTAATGCCATACTTAACCAATAAAGAAGTTCAGATTATCAGTTTATTAATCAAAGATGGAATTAAAGCATTTGATTTTCGTGGTGGTTTCCGCGATTGCTGGTTCACAGTAAAAGAATCAAATGAATTAGCCAATAAAATAGAAAAAATATCAGATGTTATTTTAGAACGAGATCGTGACGAATTTTGGTATGAAAATGAAGATAATGACAGAATCCACCATTTGAAAATTTTACCTGAATACTTCGAAGCAGTCGTTTCAGGTGATAAATGTTTTGAAATCCGAAAAAATGACCGTAACTATCAAAAGGGCGATATCTTACGATTAAACGAATATCAAGACGGACAATATACAGGTCGCTTTCATGTCGTGGAAATAACATACATTACAGATTACGCCCAACAAGATGGCTATGTCGTCTTAGGAATTAAGTGAAAGTAGGTAACTAATGAAAACGTATTTAACCAGACAAGCTGAGAAATGTTTGTGGCACTACACCAACAAAATGGGCGTGTTCGGCTGTTTTGAGGTAACCATTGGCTGGTTTGGCAAGGAAAGAGTCGACTTTATGACTTATTCTACTGACAACACCATTAGATGCTATGAAATTAAAGTTACAATGGCAGACTTGAAAAGTTCCGCAAAACAAACGTTTTTAGGTGATTATAACTATTTAGTGGTTACTAACGAATTATGGGAAAAGATTCAAGCCAATCCAGATTTAAAATGGAAATATAGCAATCAGGGAATACTAATTTTTTCTGAACTAAGGCATAACTTAGGTATTACAAGTGTTAAAAAAGCGAAAAAGCAAAATGTCCCATTAGGAACACGAGCAACAGTTTTAGAAAGCATGGTGCGCTCTTTGAATCGAGAAGTTGAGAAATTTTACAAGGTAAAGACTTTTTGGGGATTAAGTGAGGAGGCCAAATAGATGAAAATTATAGCAAGAGATCGAGGGACTGGAAAAACAACAGAGCTAGTTAAAGAATCAGCTAGAACAGGTCAGTATATTTTAGCAGTGAATAAAGCTCATGTTCAAAACATCGAACAAATTGCCAAAAAAGCAGGCGTTACTATTCCATATCCTGTTACGGTGGATGAGATTGTAAGAATGGACCGCTTTACATGTGCCAGTTCTATTCAACGAGATGGATTGCTAGTGGATGAAGCAATTATGGTTTTAAGTAAACTAATTGGCTTAAAAATCACTGGTGTGACTATATCTCTTGAAGGAGAACAACAATGCTAAGTTATCCAGAATTATATATACTGGGCCGTCAAGTAGACGGCGTGTATGTTGAGTACCTGCATGGAGCAGAGCAAGCCGATTTATTTTTCGATTATACAATTGCTCGTGATGAAAGAAATCATATGAATAAAACCAATATGAAAGATGGCACTTGGAAAATTTTAAAATATGGCAGACCAATTACAGTGGAGGCTGAGTAAATGGAAGATATCTTAATTATACTGACTTTAGTGCTTTACTTTTTACTTGGCTACAATGCTGGTAAACGTAAATATATTAAAGCGATGAGAACGGCAATTAACTATGAGCTAAAATTAACTACAAGTGACTATCAAAAAGGGTGGATTGATTGTTTATATTTCATTCTGAACAGTAACAGAAAGGATAGATAGATGAAAACAGCTGAAGAAGAAATCAATGAATTAATCAGCAAATACAATTTTGAAGTAGCAGTACTAGAAGATGTCAATTATAGATTATCTTGTTGTAGAGATGAAGCATATGCAAGACAGCAGCTTCGATATTTAAAGAATCAAATCATTATGGGATTTGCAACTGAAAAAAAGAAATAATAAGATATTAATTAATGAAAAGAGGAAAATTTATGGGTAAGAAAAAATCAAAAATTAAAAAGAAAAAGCGTCGTTTACAAGAGAAAGCAATGGCCAATGGAACGATAAATACGAAGAAAAAATAATCAGAGGTGGATTATGTGGACTTTAAGCCAGCCAAACTATCCGAATTAGAGAATTTTGATGGAAAGCATGTTATAATACTAGTTAGCAACGGACAAACAAAAGTAGCCGATTTGCCTGACCATGGAGTTGTTGAAGTAATATCTCATGCAGGCAAAGTAACGTTTATTGAACAAAAAATTAAAGAAAAATTTTAATATAGTCTGACTAGACATACTAGAAGACATCTGACCAATTGTGTTTTTACACATTGGTTAGGTGTCTTTTTGTATTTTTATTAGAAGGAGCGATTCGCCGATGTTAGACCAACACGGAAGAAAGATTTTGATTCAGGAATATAAGTCTGATTTAAAAGACGCAAGTCGTCAGCATCGACGAATTGCAAAGAAGAAGTATCAAATTGAAAAAAATGGCAGATTAGAAACAATTGACGACCGTACTGCAGAAGATATAAAGGAACAGTCCATTTATGCTGAAATTATTTCATCTACCAAATATGCGTTATATTGGCTTGAACATGGAATTGAGAGACCTCTTGATGAGGAGGCAGCAAAAAAAATACCTAAATATCGCAGAGCTAAACATATTACAAATATGGATAAGATATCATACGAAATTTATTGTAACCAGTATGAATCTGCACGTAATTACCCTATTACTGAAGAGAAACAAGAGATGTTGATTCAACTTAAAGAGTTGTTATCAACGTTCAGCGAGAGAGAGCGTGATTTGTTTGATTATATCCATAATCAGCAACTTACTTATGCAGAAGCTGCTGAAAAAATGGATATTAAAGTAGGGACTGCTAAATCCATGTCACAACGAATTAGGAATAAAATTGATGCTTATTTCGAATATGGACATCAGATTTCATTATTTTAAATTTCATTTTTTTGTAAACCATTCCCACCTATAGGTGAGAGGTAAAATTCTCCTATTCTAAGTTGGTAGAGTAGCTTAATAATATTTACTTGTAAAAAAAACAAGAGAGGAGGTGTTCCTCCTCCTCTAATTTTCTACAAATTACGAGTAAATTAGGTAGACGTGTAGCTCAATAGGTAGAGCAGTTGATTTTTAATCAATGGTGCATGATTGCTTGTGCAGGTTCGACTCCTGTCACGTCAATAGGTAGCGTAGCTACTTAAATAAAAAATCGGTATATGTCAATAAATGTTTCTACTACTGTGACACACGATTTTCACTCCTTCCTTTCAAAGTGCCTGCCTGCGGAAACAGGAAAAGGCGAGCAACCTAGTATTGTTATTCAGTGTGGATTCGGCTAGGCGTTCCACACAAATTTAAATAGGGGATACATTATGAATTACTGGTACATAAGTTTAAGTAAAAATTACCCACCAAAAATAACTAGACAAGTTGAACTTCATCGACACTATGCTGTTGTTGAATGTATACAACGTGTAAATAAAAAAGAAATGGTAGCTCTAGAATTGAATTTTCTAGGTTATGGATTTTATAAAGACAATCACATTCAAGAAAATTTAACACATAAAAAAAGAAGTGTTCGTTATGAAAGAACTAATCAAAGTATCAGTCAATGAAAATGATGAACAGTTAGTTAGCGGTAGAGAGTTACACGAATTTTTGCTGGTTGGAACGCCTTATAAACGATGGTTTGAACGAATGACAGAATATGGATTTGCTGAAAACGTTGATTTTACCGTGATTGCCAAAAATGTCCATGACGAGACAGCTTTTGGTGGCGTTCGTACTGTTACTGATCACGCTATGACCTTAGATATGGCTAAAGAGATTTCAATGATTCAAAGAACTGACAAGGGTAAACAAGCGCGACAATATTTTATTCAACTAGAAAAAGCTTGGAATAATCCTGAGATGGTCGTGCAACGCGCCTTACAAATTCAAAAAAAAAAGTTGAAGCTCTACAATTAGAAAATGAGCAATTGAGGCCCAAAGCGTTATTTGCAGATGCTGTCAGTGTTAGCCATACTAGTATTTTGATTGGTGAGCTTGCTAAATTGATTAAACAAAACGGTGTAGACGTTGGTGCTAAACGTTTATTTTCATGGTTACGTGAAAAAGGATACCTGATTAAAAGAAAAGGTACCGATTGGAATATGCCTACACAGAAGTCAATGGATCTCGAATTATTTGAAGTGAAAGAAACGACTATTGCACGTTCCGATGGTAGTGTAAGTATCAGTAAAACGCCTAAAGTTACTGGGAAAGGTCAGATTTATTTTGTGAATAAATTCTTGTCAGAATAACTCCAGAATGAAATTTTATATTTCATTTAACTGTTCGATTATAGTAAGCAACTCTTGCAGTGAGTTTTTCATATTTTTACCTTGAAGGGTTTCTTGGTAAGCGGCAAACTGTTTTTTATTTCGGGGGTCATCATCAAATGGCATTTCATCCCACACACAATAGCTTTTTCCAAAAATAAATTTTTTAGTAATAACTAGGGGAAAGGTAAAACTTGGCTTTACATCTAAAGCAACAAATTTAAAAGGTGTTTCTCCATGCTTGCTATAATTCCAAAGATATTTGTAACCAAGTAATGTTTTATCTTTGTAGATGTTTTTATTTGATCGTTCTAAAAAACTTCCTACAAAAGCTAGAGTAATAAATATTTGTTCTTCTATTAAAATATTAAATGAACTATCACTTGTGTTAAACAATCCTGGATTGTTTAACATGTTGATTGAAAGATTGATATGTTTTAATGTTAAAGCACGTAATGTTTTAAGTTCCATAATTATCTCCTCCTGTGTATATAGTAACATATAAATAACAGTTGCTTTCCTAATACAAATATAAATACAAAAACACTGAAGCAGATAGAACATATAGCAGCTAAAAATAATATTTTCTTCTTTTCGTGATATAATTGTAGTAAAGGAGAATTTTATGTCAAAGAAATATAAGATTATTGATACCCTTAGTCGTGTTGAATTTGGAGAATTAAAACAATGTGAATTTGAATCCTACAAACAATTTGTAAAAAAATATAAATGGTTTGAAAACGTCTTTTTTTCCTTTGAGTTAGCGAATAAATCGGTGAAACAATTCAAAGACTTTGAAAAACACATAAATTCGAAAGAAAATAAATATGATATAAATGAAATTCACGCAACTGGATTATACCATATAACTAGCTTGGTTTTATTTCTAAGATTATTTATCGACAATTCAAAAAGTTACTCAACCAAGGTGTCTTCAGAGTGTAAACTATTCATCAAAAAAACAGAGAAAAATCCAAGTATAAAAATACTGAAAGCTTTAAGAGATTATTCTCAACATTACCACTTACCAGTGGAAAATACTCATAGAGTATATGATATATTTAACGAAACTATGACAACAAAATTTATAATCACCAAGTCTGATCTTTTAAAAAATAAAGAAAACAAACGCAACCTTGCTATTATCGAACAATATCCTGATGATGAAATAAACATTGGTGAAAAAATTGATGAATGGTTTCAAAGTACTACTTTGCTTATGGAGAATATTTTAGAAGAATTTACAAGTAATATTTCAGAAGAGACAAAAAATATATTGCGCAATAAGTTTGGATGGATTCAAAGTAAAGATAAGAAGTATTTTTTGAATTCAGTTGTTGAAGAAGGTGAGTATTATCCAGAAATCTATTATTCAACAGAACCACGAGTTTTAAATGTTATACTAATGATGATTTAATGCAGTTTTTTTCTATATTTGTAATTAAATTAGAAAGGGGAGGTGAAGTTAATGGCAAATCAGATGAAAGAACCAACTAAAAAAATTAAAGAGAGATATGATTTGTTTGTTGATTACTACCTCCAGTCTTTCAATGCGACAAAAGCTGCTGTTTTAGTAGGTTATTCCGAAAAAACAGCAAGGCAACAGGGACATAAATTACTAACAAATGCTTACATTAAAGAAAAAATTCAATTGGAAATGAAAAGACTACGCGATCGTATGAAGGACGAGGGATTGCGTAGTTTTTCAATGCTATTAGATATAGCAATGCAAACTGAAGGGAAAATACAAGCTCACAACGAAGCTGAGATAGCAATTGATAAAATAAAGTCTGAACTTAGCGATTTAGAGCTCGAAATGCTTAAGGCTGATAACGACTTAGAAAAAGTACAAAAGGCGGCAGATGCCATCGATGGACGAAAAAGAGAGATGAAGAGCCACAAAAGAAGTCTTTTAGAGCAAATTGACTCCATCAAAAAAGAATATTTTGAACTGAATCTTGAGAGAGTAGCGTTGCTGAACAAGCTGTCAAAGCACCAATCCCGTTATCTTGATGCGAAAGAGTGGGAAAAACTGCAGAGCCTAAAGAAATCCATCTTCCAAGATGTATTGGATCGCGGTGGCTTTAAAGCTATTGATCAACTACAGCACAGTGGGAAGGTGGATGTCAATCCTCTCTCAGGTTTCTCCGACGCAGAATTGAGGCGGTTAGTAAATGGACCAAGCACAACTTGAAGCATTAGCTAACGCTGCATTAGAAGAATTAGCGAGAAGAAATTACAGCGACTTCTTCTATTTATCACATGGTAAACAGTGGGATTTGTTGAGACATCAGAAGTACATTACAGATCGACTTCAAAAAATAATTGATGGGGAGCAAAAGTATTATATTATCGAAATACCTCCCCAACACGGTAAATCTACTGTAATTACAGAGACATTTCCAGCTTATTACTTGATGAGAAATCCTGACAGTTTGGTTATGGTTGTTTCTTACTCGAAAGAGCTTTATCAGAAGTTCGGTCGAAAGAATCGTGAGAAGTTCCGCTTGTTCTCAGATCAACTATTTGGTTTGAAAATAAGTTCTGAGACTTCGTCTGTTAGCGAGTGGGCTGTTGATGGTCATCTTGGCTCTCTTTATAGTACATCTATCTTGGGCGGTGCTACAGGGCGTGGAGCTAGATTGTTAATTATAGATGATCCGATAAAAAATAGGGCAGAAGCTGAATCCAAAACAATTCGCGATAAAATTTATAACGAATGGCAAGATACTTTCTACTCTCGTTTAACGGCGG